GCATGATCGTTTCACGCCGCTAGAGCGCGAAGAATATATTACATTTATCGAAAATGTCATCACTCGCTACCGAGAAAAAATTGAAGACATGGAAAAGTTTTTAGTAAACGAAAAAAGAATGTAAAAATAAAATTTGCAAAATAGGATTTATTGTGATAGGATATTATCAAGTGCGGGCCAATAATAATAAAACTAATAATAAAAACAATTACTCCAAAACCCGCACTACTTAATAAAAAATAACGAGGTAAATATGAGAAAATATTGGATGGAATTTCGTGAATTACTGCTTGATATAGTGACGAAAAACAAGCGTGATGATTTTAGTTTGTTAGAAGATGATTACAAGAAAGAATTAGCGATAGCATGGTTAGAGTTTCCAGCTGATAAATACGAAGCTGCTGCTATGTTGCTAGATGCAATTGCATTATCTGCGCAAGATTGGATTGGTCATTTTATAAAAGGAGAGCCAAAAGAAATGGCTGGCGTAATATTAAACAGGTTTGTAAATCTTATAAGTGATTGCAAATGTCTTAACAGCTATTTAACAGACGCATATGTTGAATTATTTGGCGACCCGTTTGAAGACCCAGCGCCTAGGCGTGGCGGCAGAATAGATGAGGTTTTATGATTGAAATTAATCGTCTACTTGATGAGATAAATGTGGCTGAATTTCCAGAAGAGTTATCAAAAATTTTGAATAAAGCAAACTCATCTTTATCAAAATTACGAGGACACGAGGCGAGGGCGGTTGCAGCAATTATAGCGACTAGATGTAAAGATAAATTGCTGCAACTAACACCGGAAATGCGCGGCAACGACAATATAAAAAACTATGATGATATAAGAGGGTAATATGGCTAATACAATATTAATATATGGCGAAAGCGGCACAGGCAAAAGCACTTCAATACAAAACCTTGACCCAAAAAGTACGTTTATAGTAAACGTGCTTGGTAAAGCGTTGCCTTTCAAAGGATACAAAAAAAATTATATTACAAAAACGAAGGAAAATAGTGGCAATATAGTAACTTGCGATAAAAGCAGCAGTATCATGCAAATGCTTGTTTCTATCAATGAGCTACCAGAAATAAAAACCGTAATAATTGACGATTTCCAGTACATCATGGGTAACGAGTTCATGCGAAGAGCTGCTGAAACCGGCTGGCAAAAGTTTACTGATATCGGGCAAAATGCGTGGAACATTATAGCTCAAGCAGGATCGCTAAGAGATGATTTAAAAGTATTTGTTCTGTCACATGCTGAAACAAACGAAAACACAGGTAAAACAAAGATTAAGACAATCGGAAAGATGCTTGATGAAAAAATATGTCTTGAAGGCATGTTCACGGTTGTTTTATATTCAACTATTTCGCAAAACGGTGAGTACGGTTTTATTACACAAAACACCGGATTAATAACAGCTAAGTCACCGCATGGAATGTTCGATAAATTATTTATACCAAACGATTTGCAAACAGTAATAGAAAAGATTAACGCTTACGAAAACGATAGCGATATTAATTTATAAACTAAAGAGGTCACAACCATGTTTCCATACCAAGCAGAAAAATATGTACGAGAAGTATTTAAACCAATTCCAGAAGGGTTATATAAGGTAAAAATAGAAAAGCAAAAAGAGATAGAAAACAATGCTAAGACAGCTAAAGGCATTAATATTAGCTACAAGATACTAGATGGTGAGTTTGCAGAAAGGCTAGTGTTTGATAGCTTTTACTTAGATCACCCAAACAAGGAATTTGAAAAAAGCGAGAGGAATAGGTTTAATGGATTATTAGAAGCAGTTAAATTACTTTCTTTATCTAGTGTGTGTGAAATAAATGCCAGACCTCTTGCAATCAAAGTTAAGATAAAAAAAGCATCTTCGGACGGTAAATTCCCAGAATGCAATAAAGTAGCTGATTATTTCGATTATAATTATTCAGAAAATAAGGATTACTCAGATATACCATTTTAAATAGAGAAAAAAGTGAAAAACAAAAATTGTAATCTTCATTTAATCGAGCTTTTATTTTTCATTAGTGCAGCTTTAGGATGGGAATTTTATCAATTTGGTAACTATCTTGATCGCTACCAAAAATCAGGAGTATTGCCACCGGATAGTTTTGAGGCTGCGGTAGCTGATGGTAATATTGCAGGTGCTCTTAAGTGCAGCCCTATATTAATGTCATTGTTTGCGTGCATCGCAGTCATAGTTTTAATTTATAAAAAAGAGTATACCCAAAACAAAATAAGTGAAAAAAATATGTTTGTTAAAAAAGATGAAGAGAAGGAAAAGCTTTTGCAAAAAGACCCTGAAACCGATAATAAATCTGTTGTTTGTATAAATGTCCATAATACTAATGATTAAAACTTACATAGATATATCAACTGTACTAAATACTATCCAAGGTAAAACAGAAAGCGAATCTTGTGGCGCTTTATCATCTGTGTACGCCTCGACTACAAGTAGTGGGTTTAGAGATAATGAGTGGCAAGAGTTCATTAGACTTAATATGCCAAATTTGCATAAAAAGTTATTTACAAAATCTCTAGTGCCACCCATTTACATGCCCGATCACTCTACTGAAAACGATAGCGAAGACTTGCTGAATAAAGGAAGGTAATGGGAAGCGCAAAGAATAAAAGAATAGAAGATGGCACTGTATTTTGTATACGATGTCAGAGTGGTTATGGGTTATATTTAAGAAAAGAGAAAATCGGGGATATGATTTATTGCAAAAGGTGTGGCAGCAGCTTTCATTATAAAATAACAAAATATACTTATGACTGGGTGTTTAAGCAACTGATACCTAACATGGATAACAACTGGAAATTTAATGGTAGGTGGAAATGAGCGCAATAGATGTTAAAAGCTTTAACCATTTTAAAGACAATGGAGACATCACCATTAAACAATTTCTTGAGCGCCTAAACGTATGTATGAGTGATTTTACTCGTGACGGCGTAACCGCGGATGGTCATGATATGCCGACCAATATCAACGTTGCTTTTTGTAACGAAAAAAATAAGTCAATTAAATATGGGAAAATAATGGATTTCTTTATAAACAGACTACCTGGCTGCGGGTGTGGCTATGGTTTAACTATAATAGTGAAAGAAGATGAATAAATGCTTTCTCATATTTCATAAATGGACTCAATGGAGTGAGTATAAAGTAAGAAATTGCATAAGATATACTTCGTATGGCTCTGAAAGATCAAGATACCCGGAAATTGTTCAAATTAAAAAATGTATGAGATGCGGCAAAGTAAAAATACGAACTGAAAAAATATGAATAAATGCTGCGAAAATTGCAAAAAGGGGCGGAGATGATTTGGATAATATCTGATACTCATTTTGGGCACAAAATGTTAATAGAAAACAAAATTAGACCTATTGATTTTGAAAATAAAATAATTACTTTTTTGTGTAACAACGTAAAGACAAAAGATACTCTAATTAATTTAGGTGATTTTTCTTTTTGTAAAAAAAATAAACATGTTGATACTTATTCATCTATTGAATGCAAAAAAATATTAGTACGCGGTAATCATGATAATTATAGCTTTGCTTATTATAACATGATATTCAATTTTGTATGTGACAGCTTTATGCTAGATATGTTTGGGAAGAAAATACTTTTTACGCATGAGCCAGTGGAAAAGAAAGGCGGTTTTGATATAAACATACATGGGCATCTTCATAATTTTGAATACAATCATCATGACTACAATTTGCAATCGCATAACATGCTTGTTGCTTTAGAAAACACTGGTTATTGTTCAGTTAGTTTAAAAAAAATACTTACTAAATTTTGTTGTAATGAACACGAGACAAAAGAATGAATGAAATGCAAAAAATACAAAACGCAAGAGATTGTCATGCAGAACAAATGAACGCCTTGAAGGATTACAATTTGGAACATAACCCAGCACCTGAAAATCAAAAATATCCACCAGGGACTCGTGTTTTTGTTCATATTACACCGGAAAACGGTGGCGGCGGGATGGGTCATTTCCCATCTGAAGTTTGGGCTACAGTGATATATACATATGCGCATGCGTTTGGCGGTAATAAAATTGATAGTTACGCATTAGATATTGACGGATTTGGATTTTCATCCTGGTACATGGAAAGTCAGTTATTTTTAGAGGAAATAGTTGAGCCTGAACGATTTGCAGACATACCCGAAGGATATAAAAATAAGGTTACTAAAATTTTACATAAAGAAGGTAAATTTGAACTACTAAATATACCTTCTAACGAAGCAAAAGAAGGTAGCTGGGTGATGAAATCAGGTATATTGCTTGATTATAGAGGATTCATACATTATGGAATGGCTTTCATATTTGCGTTTAAAAATGGTAAATGGCTTTTTATGGGGTCGTGCTAATGAATAAAAAAAATAAACCATCTCCAGAAGCAGACGAAATAAGCATGTCTTACGAGCAGGTACGTGATTTGATCGGTAAAGAAAACATGACTAATTTTATTAGGTTTATGAATGGACAAACAGTTTGCGTAAGGTCAAACGGCAAAATAGGATATTATCATTGTGATGTTGATAAGTTCAGACAATTAGCTAGAGAAAATAGAAATTTACATGTATGGGAGTGGGACTGATGAGCGATAATAAAGCAAAAGGCGGATGTTGTTTGCTAATTGTTATATTTTTTATAGGATACTTTATTCTTTGGTTTTGCACAAGAATAGATAGTATCCGATCTAATGAAATTTTACAAAATCAGGGATATTCTCAAATACATGCTCATGGTTATTCTTGGTTTTCATGTTCCGAAACTGATTGGTCAGCAACAAAATTTTCTGCAATGCTAAATGGTAAAATAATTAAAGGAACTGTTTGCTGTGGATTAGTTTTTAAAAATTGTACCATTAGATTTAATTAAGAATAAAAAATATGAAAATAGATAAATTTGTTTTATTTTGTTTTTTATTATCTTCAATTATATTTATTTCTTGTATTTATTTTGCTGACAATAAACTTGATAAATTGCAAGAAATAAACAACAAACTAGAGCGAGATGTGGATAACTATAAGAAAAATTGGAAGCCAATTGAACACGGAGTTGCTTTAACGCCAAAAGAGATTCAAAGATTGAGAGAATTGTGCAGATGCAAATAAAAGGAAAAACTGTTTAATCATCTTTCTTAACGCTAATAACTGTTATCTGACCAAAAGCCTTCTTAAGATCATCTATAGCTTCTTTTAGATTGCTCATCGTTAGTTGTAATGGCTGCATTGCAAATGTAATACTGCTAGCTAATTCGTCTCTGCTTATTTTTGCTTTATCCATTTCATCATAACCCTTTTTAAGATTTTTATAATCTTCTGATATTTTTTTTAAGTAGATGCGCACATAGTTAATTATAACACCTAAAATTGTTGCTATTCCTGCAAAAATAGAAATAATGGATACCCAATCGTGTAGCACCATTTACTTACCCTTCTTAAGTTTATCGAAACTTCTAATGCCGGCTAAACCAAGCATACCAAATGTTAGAGTCATTAATTCAGATGTATCTAACACTGGAAATGTAACTGAATGCGCAGCTAACAACGCGCTCAGAAGGGGTCTAAAGAAAAATTCATAGCTAAACCCTAGAGCACATACCCAGCCAATTGCAGGTCTCCATCCGCTTTTAAATGCGTCATTGCTTTGCGCTTCAATTTGGTTTGTTTTAGATTGTTCGATAAGCAGGTTATTCTCTAGTTCTGTACGCTTTAAATCAGCATCTATCTGCTTAAACTCGCCTGCTTGCTGCATTTTAATTGCTTCAAGTTTTACTTGTTCGGCTTTCGTTTTGTCAGGAAAAACACGATCAATTATTGGAAACAAATAAGACAGCACTTTTGAACCAGCGTCAATTATAGTCGGTATCATTTAAAATACTCCTGTTTCATTAATTCCGCGTTTCTTTTGGATAAATTTTTCGCATTCAAGCCGAGAAGCTATTTCAATATTCGTTAACCTTTCTAAACCAAAATAATTCTCTAAAATCATTTCAAAATCTTCAATAGTCCGGCATTCTTCGCACCAATATCCTATTTCTATCATTTTATCTCTAAACGCTACCTGCTCATCGGTAAGCTTGTTTTTACCCGCCTTGCATTCAATATATAACCCGTGGTTTAGGTTATTAGGTATGGATATAAAAATATCATAAACCCCAGCAGTTACTCCTTCTGCTTTAAGACGCTTAGCAACTATAGCATTTCTCTGCCCTCCATTTGGAATCGCAAACATGCATGGTCGTAAAGCAGGCAATGCTTTATCTACATAATTGAAAATAGAAACCTGAAAATCATGTTCAGGTGATTTTCGTTTGCGTTTGATATTCGGTATTAAACAACTTTTAATTCTGCGTTGCACTGATTTGTTTTGTAACATTGACTTTCAGCCTCTAATTTGCTACTATTCTTACAACATCCACTCTCAGGGGTGTCTCGTTAATTTATTCATTTTATCCCCAGGGCTAAGTTATTCACAATCATTGGCAAGCAATGATGCTTAGCCTTTTTATTGCGAGTGTGGAGAACCGGCATCTCGATTGGCTCATAATCTGGAAATAGGCGGTTAAATTCCGTCCTTCGCAACCAAACTATTCATAAGCACGATTTAACCACCCATCAATATATTTTCCTTTTGCTTTACATCTAAGCATACCTGCACATTCGCTTTTAAAGGCTGGAAGTAATGTTTGCTCAGAGAAATTATTTACCGCGAATAAAGTTCTTTCACCAACTATGCCATCATCCCTACCATCCAGCTTAGTACCAGCGACAGCATATGTAGCGCGTTGCAAACATTTAATGCCTGTGTGAACCCCGAGTAAAACTCCAAGACTTAATAGTTTGTTAGCTAAACGCTGGCTCTTAATAGCATCTCCTTTAATTGTTGCCCAAAATTCTTTTTTGTAAAAAGAATAAACCATTTTTCCTAGCTCTGGAATATAGTTTAAATTTTTAGGAAAATTAGGTTTAGCTTTAAAACTATCTATAACTTTCCATCCTTCCCATAATGGAAAGTTATTTCTCGATATTCCACGATACGTCTCACCGCCGGAATCGTCAGAATCGTTAGCGTAACCACCCTCATCATCCGATAAAATATTAAAAGCAGTATCGAAACTAGCCATTCTTCACCTTGTACGCACCTTTAGATTTATAAACTTTATTGTAACAATTTTCGCAGAGCGTGCCATGAGTTGCACGCCCTCCGTTACATTTAACACATCTTTTTGGACATTGTTTATTTTTCATTTTAAATATTTGTTGACCAAACAAGCATAAAAACTAGTGGACTATCTTTTGTTCTTTTTCAGCCTGAGCAATACACCGCGCTAGTAAACATTGAACACGAGGGGTAATTGCCGGATCTTCTACAATTTCTTTAATGAGCTTTAAGTTCGCTTCGTCCAATTCTAATATTCCAGTAGAGTACAAAGCTTCAGCCAATACGTTTTTACGCATATAATCGCCATGCTCTTTTAATGCCGAATTAATTAATAGATTAGCAAACAAGTGGTGCATAAAAACTGCTTTCTTATTTTCATCTATTGCTGGCGAACCATCAAGATTTGTAATCATGAAATTTAAATCTAATTTAATCATTTGCCACCTCATTATTTTTTAGTATTAAATAAAAAATTATAAACCATTTTTTTATGCTGAGATAGTAGATTTAGTAACATACGACCCAGCCTCTCTTCTGGCAAAGATTAAATTATTACCACTACGCACAGCACGCCATGTGCCATCTGTTGCGAAAGCTCCCCAATAATAGGCACTCCCACTGTCTACATATACGCTACCCGTCACATCTATTGATCCGCTTGTTAAAGTTATGCCACCGCTAGATAACAATAAGTTACCGCTTGTCATTGTTATTCCGCCACTTGCAAAAGTAGCCTTTCCAGAGGTTTCCATATAAAATAATTGCGTACTACCTCCGTAATAAAATGATAATCTATTATTCGGGGCATCTAGTTCGTGACGCGAAGTTATATCCCATGAAAGCGATCCGTTTTTCTTAAACCGAACCATTGATTGAAATCCGATATCCTTAGAATCAATCTCCATTATTACCGATCCTGTTCCAAAATCATTCCAAAAAACAAACTCCCTGTTGCTTGGCGATCCCGCACTACCTATATACACTGCTGATCCGAGTTTAGATATTATATCTATTTCAGAGCTACCTACTATTAATCGGTCAGTTAAAGTTCCATCAACTGCAACCTGAAAAACTAAAGAACTATCACGCGTACTAGCAGTAGATGTCCAATCAATTTCATTTTTCCAATACATCTTTCCGCAGTCATACAATGTTCCGTCTGATGCCGCATGCTGTACTTTAATAGCAGTTGCCATTCCATCATTATCCGCAGCCGTATATTTATTTTCTAACAAGATAAGGTCTGTACTTGTTTTACTCGCAGGCTTATTAGCTATCTGTATTTGCCCCGAATTAGACAATTGCACCCACTTATCAAGGTTAGCTGCATTGTGCACCCTAAGCCCAGTGGTATCACCATAAAAAATCAATGATCGTATGCCATTAGTTACGGTATAAAACTCTAGTTGTGAATCTATAGATGTTGGAGTCCCCTGATCCCATGTGTCCGTATTTCTTGCTGTTATACCAGCTGAAAACAAAACACCAGCCGCTCCAGCCTGTGGAAATTGGTAAAATTCTATACTTTGCCCTGTATTTATAGTGCCAATTTGATTGTTTTTTAAAATAAAAACATCATTTATAGAATCTGCTGCTCCGGTTGCTCCTAGTGTATATTGTATGGCTGTGCGCGTGAAATTATTATCTCCAGTTATCTTTTTATTTCCAGATAAATCTGTATAAAGTATTTGCCCAGCATTTCCTGAAGTTGGCACTTGGATTTCATCTGTAGCTGTAGTTGGTGTTAACACATAATCTCCAGCACCTAAATCCACTCTATTCCATAGATTCTCCACTAGCACGGCTGCATCTACATAAGCAGTTGTGGCTACTTTGGTTGAATTATCACTAGCTGCTTGTGTGGTAGCCGTAGTCCCATTTGGTAAAGCAGTAATGGTAACTATATCTTTACTTGCATTAACGCCAATTAAAGATGACGCCGTAGTCGTTGGAAGATTAACCACATCTGCTGTATTTTCAGGGATTAGTCTATAATCCGATCCTGATATTAAAGCTCTACTCCAAACCACAGCATCATCAACATACTTTTTATCTACTATTTGATTATCATTTGTAAAAGTAGGATGAGAGCTGTAAGACGCCATACCAACATAAAATAAATACAGCAACGATGAGCCAGTAGTATTATAACCAAATCTGATCGTTGATATTCCACCAGTAGCTGTTAAAGCATCTATGTCTAAAATCGAATCTCCTAGTTGATTGTTATGATAAATTGAGCTTGAGCCATCATTAGTGTTGTACATCTTCAATCCACTTAGCTGACTAGTAGCTAAGTTAGATATAGCTCTAAAATACGGAGCAGCAGAGTTAAGCGTAATACCTGAGCCATCCCATTTTAAAGCATCACTTCCTGTTATTTTTTTAGTTGCGCTTAAATCTGTATAAAGTATTTGACCTGCTGATCCCGTTGTAGGAACTTGTACCTCATCGGTAGCAGTAGTTGGTGTTAACACAAAGTCACCACCACCCAAATCTACTCTGTTCCATAAATTCTCAACATTAATAGCATCATCAACATATTTTTTGTCTACTATTTGCGTATCTGAGCTAAAAGTAGGATGAGCGCTATATGATGCAGGACCACTATAAAATAAATATCTATAAGTAGCCGCAGTGGTGTTATAACCAAAGCGGATTGTTGATATTCCGTTTGTCCCAGTTAACGCATCAATATCTAATATTGAATCGCCAACTTCATTATTATGATAAAGCGAACTCGATCCATCATTAGTATTGTAAAGTTTTAATCCGCTTAGAGGACTGGTAGATAAATTAGATGCTGCTCGGAAATATGGACTTGCCGCGGTATTTGTTATACCCGAACCATCCCATTTTAATGTATCGCTTCCGGTGATCTTTTTATTTCCAGATAAGTCAGTATATAGAATCTGACCTGCTGCGCCTGATGTCGGTACTTGTATCTCATCGGTAGCAGTAGTTGGTGTTAACACATAATCTCCCGCGCCTAGATCAACTCTATTCCATTGATACGCTTCATTCAGCGCACCAACAATCGTTTTATTAGTTGTCGCGAAAGAAGTGTTTAACGCATCCCCAAGCTTAATAGCCGTTGTAACATTTGTGTCTTTTAACCCAGCACCCTTTAAGTTTATATTTCTTCCTGTAATTGAGTATAAATCTGTTCCGTCATCATCCCACAATACTTCATCTGCCAAATTTATCCATACCCCATTCTCTCTAAACCTAAAAGAATTTAAAGCGCCGTCATAATAAAATGTACCATCGGTTGTTGCTGGCGCGGTTGCCTGAGGAGTTAATACAAGCGCCGTTGGATCTATTAATCCATCTACCGTCAACTTGCCATGCACTGTCAAGTTATTATCTAATTCAACGTCATCATTTGCAAAATGTGTTTTTAATGTCGTTCCTACTCTATCCCAAAAATCTTCTGAATCGGTCATTTCTGATCTAACAATGGCGCACAATAACTTAGTATATTGCCCAATAGCGTTTTTATTGTCTTGTTCTATTGCGATAATCTTTAGCTGTGTCCCTGATCCTATTGTTGCAGCATCTAATTCAACTCCTGAAATTCCGGTATAAACATTCCCGCTTCCAACATAGATATTAGCCAGCTTACCAATATCCGTAGTAGCAAATACACCGCGACATTGTATAGAAATTAATGCCATTGGATCTATTACAACATCTACTACTCTTTTTGTGCTTTCTTTACGATATTGATTAAAAAACTTATCTATAGCAAACCCAGCAACAACGCCAAATATAGCATCGGATGCAGAAGCTTGAGTTACTACTGGATAATAATTACCGAACTCATCAGTATCCATTGCGCTTGTAAGCTTAACAGGATCTTGGATGAATAATGCCGTAGCATCAGTAGTTACGGTAATACATTTAATAGTTTTTAATTCAAACCTAGATGAGGGCAAGGTGTTAACAATCTTTAAGCCGTATTTATCATTTGTGTTAGCCATTTTAATTTCCTCTGTTTATAATTCTGCATCAGCAGTCCAATGACCGCTAACGTTAGCAGCAGTCGCCGCACCTATTGTTGGATATCCTGTTGAACACGCACCTTCTGCAACATTGCCTGTTACAGCAACATCTCCTGCGCCTGCATCAGTTATATTTCCTGAAGTACCGGTAGCCGCATACCAAGTAATAACTGGTGTAGCGCGCTTAGTAACTGCGAAATTATTTTGTAAGCCAATTAAATTGGCACTTGTTGCTACAGGCATAATTGATGAACTAATACCTACTGTAGTAGCTGTTCCTGGGTCAACACCTTGGTTATAACTTTTTTCATAGTAACGTTGGCATCTATTTAACACCGTTTGAAAATCTTCTGCATGTGAGAAAGCAAAAGGAGTATTATCATCCTCAGTTAAAGACACCAAATCTATCCAAAAAGAATTGATTACATTATCGCAAAAGTTTTCTTGATTATCCGTGCTAAGATAATTTCCTGTTAGCCAAGAACCTGTGGTATTTGTTAAATCTCTATAGTTCGATCCCGCAGCTAAAGTTATAGCAACATCAAGACCAACTCCATTAGCAAAATCCCATGTTCCTGTCGTCGGTATGGTGGGGATATTAACGCTGACATATTGCCATACCATTGCCGCTGCGATATCAACTTCAAATAAACAAGTTCTATCTAAGCCAGCATTTCTAACAGAAACACAATGTATTCCTGTTCTGGTAGACATTACAAAAAAGCCAAGCCAAAGACCATTTACTCTTATTTTATCTAAAAATAAATTATATCCTTCAACTTTTGTATTCATGTAGCAATAGTCGGCAGCCGCAATAGCAACATCAGCTGTTGTGCAGTCAATTAAAATAGAATTTTCTGGCTGAAATTCTAAGTTCCCAGTGGCAGTAGGCGCTGCGGTATTTTTACTAACATCATGAACCATAGTTCCTGATTTATGATATTGAAACCTATCGGCTGTATATACGGCATCAGCAACTGAAACGAAAGATGTCCCTCGCTGCCATGGATTTATATCGAACACGCCACCAATAATAAAGTTATTCATAATTATTTCACCTTAACGAAAATTCTACCGACCAATGTTTGTTGTATATTGTTATGACCATATCCTCCGCCGCTAGGTTGTGTAACACTAGCGGGATGAAAATTTTTAGCTGTAGATCCACCACCGCCTTCCACTCCTTCAGTTGCTGGATATACTATTTCTGGGCTGTTATATTGATGCGTATGTGGTGGTATTTGAGCAAGAGATAATATTTCTGTTGATGTACCAATGTGTGTGGCGAAACCAAAGGTTGGACCACTACTTGCGATAACTCGATCCAAAGCGCTAGGAATATTAAACGTAGTGAATCCATCACCTGCCCCATAAGATGTGCCGACTAATGCAAAATATTCAGAGTACGCGGTTCTACTTATAGCTGACCCATCACAACTCATATAAGTAGGCAATAAACTAGCAGCATTAACACTAGTCAATAAATAACTACCTATTGGGTCACCGGTAATTAATCCTGCCGAATCACTTGTTTTGTACCATCCAACAGATGTAGATAACAACGTAATGCTTTCATAACTAGTGTGCAAAAATATAGATGCGTTTACATCGTCAATTTTTTCAGTTCCAAATGGCGTAATAATGCCACTATACGTAGAACCTCCGACTTTTTTAAATATCAATTCAAAACCGTCACCGATATTAGCTAAACTAGGCAATAAAATTGTGATATCACTTGTTGATGGTTGTATGCGATAAAAGTATCTAGGAGGAAATGGGACTAACGTAACCAGATTACCAAGTGTGTTGTCAGTAACTATCGGCTGCACTTTAACTTTTACAGTATCTTGCAATATTCTCCAGTTAGAGCCATCGCAAATTATTGTTATTGATTCATCTTTATTTGTAAGTAATAACTGCGTTAAACCATCAATAGTTTGCGCTGTAAATGGTTTTATCGTAACAGCATTAGCGGCTATACTTACCTTTTTAAGACTTATCACATAACCATTTGTGGCTACCGTTGCATTAGGTAGCTGTATTTGAAACGCTGTGGATGTCGTATCGCATAACAGAGTTTTGCCTCTATCTGATAAAATTACATCATAGTTTGCATACAAAGTTTTAGTGCTAGTATCAGTAGCATTAAGCATCGCAATTGTTGCTGTTAAACCCGTCCAATCAAGATTGTTATATTCCTCTATATTATCGACAGTCCAGATCGGAGTTTGATCTGGATTAGCGACAGGAGGACGCAGCACTAACTTATATGAGCCTTGTAACCATACATCAGCATAACCGCCAGCATCTAATATTACTGGATTGGTATTAGGTGTATTGTTTTTATCTTTATATGTAACTTTAAGCGTACTTGTTCCAGCCGCATAACTATATAAAGCATAGTCAGGATATGGGTTGCCAAGTGCATCTAAAGGTTGGAATTTAGGTTGTTTAGCTAGTGTTGCCATGTTTATTCTCTATAAAGTTTTTCTTCTAAAGCATTTAATTGTAGTGGTGATTTTTGCGGCTGAACAATACCGTTAGAAAAACCAGTTAAAAAATTATTCATTACTTTTTCGCTAGAATTGTACATATCTTTAGACGGTATGTTTTTCATTTGCGCTATAAGAAGATTTGCTGATACTTTTCTTGGGTCATCAACAAAATCATACAAGCGTTTAAGCAGCCCTCCTATGACATGAGCAGACGCCATAGCAACCCCATGCCCCTGATATCTTCCTTCACGCAATCCTTCTTTTAAAGCGTCTTGTGCGGCACTTCTTATAATTTGCGCTCCTTTAACAACGTTTCCATCAGCCCTGTTTGACCAGCTATTTAATACATTAATGAAATTGTTATATTTATTGTATAATGGCTCGTCTAGTATCTTTTGCATAACATGAGGCATCTGCTTACTTTGTTTTATTAATGCGTTATAGTCTAAATTAGAATTACCCTGCCCATCATCCACAGTAGCTTTATCAATAATATCTTTAAACTTTGAAGCACACATGTTTTTCCATAACTTAACGCCATCAGGATTAACCATGTCAGTTAAATCTTGTCCTTTTTTTGATATTATTTGTTCTGGTGTTGGAGTAGTGAATTGCAACGCTCTTTGTATTTTATTCAAGTTTTCTAGTGGCTGTATGCTGTTAAAAACCCTATTAACTATAGTTTCTGGCGCCAGTTTTCTAGTCACACCGTCTTTTAGCGCAAGAATGTCCCCAACAATATCTTTTGACTCAAAAATATCACCAATTGTTTTTCTGGCAGTTCTAGCTGCATTGAATGTATCTTTAGCAGGATTACTAACATCATCGGCAATTAAATCATGCGTTCCATAAGCGCCATTACGTAATACGCCTAACGCACTTCTTGTTACATCGTCCTCTTTTGATATATTTCTTGAGTTTGCATTTAATTTTTGAATAAAACTATTCACCTCTCCCACATTAACTGTAGGTCCTTTTGCCGTAGTCATTGATTGACTTGGGGCAGATGAAGGACTTAATCCTGGCATTGTGCTGTCAGATCGAGATTTCATTTCTGCAAGAAAATCTAAAACATCTTTTGAAAAATTAGGCGTAGTCGGATAATTTTGTCGTACAGACGCATGCGCATCCAATATCTTACTAACTGGTAATTCTACTTCCGCTCCAGGAGCATTTTTAGCTTTATCATATACATTTGAAATAGCATCTAAAGCATTATGATAATTGTCGTCTATGAATGGTTGTATATCACTGCCAATTTCATAAGGAGCTTTAACTATTTTACTTAATTCTCCTATCATATCTTGTGATACTTGATGTAAATTAATTCCGATAGATGTGTAAATATCTCTGAAATTCTGGTTATGTTGCAACATCTGCGCTTCTTGCGCCTGTACTCCTGGTTGTCTCGTAATAGCCCCTGCCGTAAGCGTTCCTGCTCCAACTTGTTGTGCTTGTTGTGCTCGCGGCAATGCTTGCTGTAATTGTGGCTCCGTTATATTTAATTTTTTTGCTGCATACCAAAATTTAGCTGCATCTACATTTGACTGGAAAGAGTCTGTTTTAATTTTTTCAGCAGTACCGCCAATTGCGTTTATAGCTTGAGAAAATTTATCTGCTACATATTTTACGCCAGCCGTTGCATATATAGACGCAGACTGCATTGGCAAAACTTTACCTAAGCCAGATAATGCTGCTTTAAAAACTGGTACTCCTATCGCGCTTACTGCCGCATTCCATTTTCTACTTTCTCCTTCTGTGGTAGCTATAGAGCCTCCAACAATGCCAGCACCGATCATATCGCTAATAGTAGAAACGGCAGCAGTTGCTCCTGCTGCACCGGCTAATTCTGGTGCCGCAAACGTAGCGGCTGCTGCAACGCCAGCACCAATGGGAATAGCTGCGGCGCCAATAGTTGCCCCTCTACCAATACCCGCAATTATATTATGCGCTGAAACCATGTTGTCGTAATCCATACGCTCTTTTGCAACCATGTTTGTATAGTCAGTAGATGTTCCTGGAGGAACAATGCTATGTTTTTCTAGCTGCTGTAATGTTAACTGTTTTACCCCTTCTCCTATATCTAACGCCCCTCTTTTTACACCTTGAAAAAAAGAATTAGTCTTAGAAATATCCCCGTTTCCAGTTTCATTTTTGAACATATCCATATTGTTTTGATCTGCTATTTTAGCTTGAGCGTCAGATGAAGCCATTCTTAACGCTCTCATTGATTCAGGCGTGCTTCCTGGGATTATCTCATTATTACTAGCTACTTTTGATACACCTGATGGTCCTAAATCTGGCACATAATTATTAGTACTGCTGTTTTGAGCAGCACTTTTTAACGCATTATTTTGGACAATAGCCGCCTTATCTGTAGGCATGTTGGCTGTTGGGTCAGAACTTGTAAATGGTAATCTTTCTGGTTGTTGGTTGTTTATCATATTATCTTGATGCCTCTATCCATCTTTTAATTGCATCCGCAGGAGTTCTGCCAGGATTAAGTTTAAGATATGCATTTATAAATTCTGATCTAGTGTGTGTTTCTCCGTTTATTACCGCCGTGTCTCGGTCTATTCCTTTTACTGGTATACCCTTATCTAAATTATCGCTAAGCTGTTTAAAGTTATAAGCGTGTCCAGCTTGAATAGCGTCAGTATTTATTTTCCCATTAATAAAAGGAGGGTTTATTGCTCTTATCTGGTCTACCAAAGGAACAAATTTAGATGAAGTTCTTATTCCCGCGGCTTCAGCCATAGGAAGTAAGTTGTCGTATCTATCTGATGTTTCATCGCAAGCCGCTTGTAACATAGCCGCTCTATTAGCTGCCGCCTGTGGGTCCTGTGTTACCGATACTTTAGATTTCTGTAACATACCTAGCGACATATTCGTCGCTCGTTGAACAACCCCTTTTAACATCCCGAGTTTATTCAATACGACATCATTTAATAAGCTATCTACCTCGTTTGCATCTTTACTTAAAAACGGTGTAACATGCCCTCTTATCTGACCGTTAATATCTAATCCATGCTGTTGCATTATGGTCCTTACTCTTCCAAGATCGTCAGACACGTTATGTGCGGCTTCTGATTGCTGCCTAAGTGTATCTTTGTATTTTACCCAATCTTTAGCGTCTTGCGCTGTGTAAGCCTGATTTGCAGCAGCATTTAATTTATCTTGCGGACTAGGTGAAGATATTAATTGACCGGTAGTTGTGTCTCTAATAGCAAATGGTTGTCCATTTTTTTCATTTATTGCTGTTTTTACCATTTCCAATCTATCTTTACTTGTAGCGGCATTAAATGAAATTGCATTTTTAGCATCCTGGTTATAGACAGGAGGAAGAGGAACGCCTATTTTAGCGGCTGCATTTTTCAAAGAGGCATATTGTATTTGTTGTTGGTCTGTGGGCAGTTGTCCAAAATTAAAAAACATGTTTGAACTTAATTCACTTTGTTTTTTCACCATATCTAATTGTTTATTTGCTGCATCAAGAGGTTGTAATTTTATCTCTCCAAGTGTTTTTTGTGTTTCGACTCTATTTTTCTGCATTTCGGTTTGCATATTCATCAACCTTGCCTGGTTCATTACGGGCATATATGCAGTTTCAAGTTGTGATTTTGATGTGTCTGCTTGCGCCTTACCGGTTTGCGCTGTCTGTAATGCTACTTGACTAGCGGTTTTTTGCGTATCAAGAAAATCCTTATGTTGCTTTAAAGCAAGTTCTATCTGTTGCTGTTTTTGTTGTTGAGCGAGTTGTAGTCCAGACATAATGTCTGAACCAAGTGTCAATGGTTTTGGCGCTTCAATATCGCCTAATAATCCGAAATTAACTTGCATAAATTATTTCTCTTTTAGAAAATTGTTTACATGAAATTTAAAATGCCGTTATCGCTCATGCCACCACCGCCGCCACTAGATGATCCGCTACCACTACCTCCAGTCATCCAACTGCCAATTGCAGAACCTATAGGTCCTCCTGCAATGAACCCACCAACCTTAGCAAGATCACCAATCAATCCTCTAGCAGATGCTTGGTCTGCCATCGCTCCTTGAGCTTTTAACTTAGCTGCTTCTAACATAGCATTAGCTTGTACAGCACCTTCGTTTTGATAACTACCACCAACTTCTTTCCCTGTCTGTACATCATATCCGCCTATAGCAGTGCCAACACCAACGGTGTCGCTTTCTGCTTGAGACGACATTTTCGCCCCTAACTCTGTCATTCCCTGTAGTCTATTCTGCCAATTTCCATATTCTTGGTCTGCCATCCCCTGTCCGTACTTCGTTAATTCTTTTAGCACGCCACCTGATAATGCGCCACCACCAGCTGCCGCAGATGCGTTTATTGATTTCTGCCCTTGTTCTAGTGCAAATTGATAACCAGGTGATTCATGGAACATCTGCATTACATCAGAGTAACCTTGTTGCCCCTTAAGCCCCATTGATTCTTGGTAGACGTTTAATGCGTTTTCTCCGGCTTTTCTGTAAGCATCGGTGTACGACAGCCCTTGCTGCAAGTATTTATCAATATCACCTTTGGCTTGTTGTTGATATTGAGTATAAGCATCACGTTCTTTAGTCGCATACTCGCTATACTTATCTCCAGCTTTTCCTGCTTGCTTGGCTGCTTCATTGTAAACATCTGAACCACCACCAAATAAACTTTTCAACATAAATTCCTCGTTATACTAAAGAATAACTTATATAAAAGGCCCTAAAACCAGAATTACCAGCGCCAGTAAAGTTTCCTGATCCATTATAGATATCTATAGTTCCATCAGTTTTTAATCTAATTAATGAACCACTAGTTGAATCAGCGCCATTATCTACTGTACGAGGAAGAAAAAACTCTATCTGCGTAATAGGGAATAATGAAGCAGGTAATGCGCTACTTATAATAAATGAAGCTGTTGTCGCACTATTTATTACTTCATGAAATCCTAATGTTATAATATTTCCAATGCGTTCATACGTAATAGTTGATGGCACAGGAGACGCCCAAATACCACTAAAATTTAACGAAATATTAGCAAAACTATAATTCATAGCGCTAAAAACACGAGCATCAACACGTACATCTGTATAGTAAAGGTTAGATCCTTCTGGTACAGCAGTAGTATTTAGTGTTTGCCACGTCTTATCTCCTCGTAAATATTGTGTTGTCGTTCCCGCTCCGAAGCTTCCCTCTTTACCATTAAGTTGTGCCTGAACTGTAACGCTTGTGCTAATTCCTACTAATGTATTTAATTCTGATACTGTCGCCTCTAGCCCGCTAAAGTCAGCAATACCACTATTAAATCCACCAGTCCTTTTCCACATTGTCCAATCCCATTGCGTTTGTTGCCTTTCATCCATTTCACGTGTAGGTGGTTGCAATGAATCTCTTATAAAGGAAACTCCAGTAATATTTCTAAACTGATAATTTTCAATTGGCTTATACATTAGGTGCTCTCCACTTCAATATCGCATTTAGCCCCTAATATTACCCACTTAACAGAGTCAGAAACTCTTACCCTAAATGTCCAGTTATATGCCTGCCCCAATGAAGACCAAATAGCCCTACGTCTATATTCGCCAATCTTCCCGCATGTTCTCCACATTTCACTACTCCAAGTATGTCCGCCATCTTTTGAGTACTGGAGCATTATTGCAGGGTCATAATTGTGGTCGTCTGTTTCGCCGCCTCCGCTTTCAACATCAATTTGAAGCATGTAAATGGAAGTTCGCAGCAGTCTATCTTGTATATGTTGCATTGTTCTTTCACGAACAATCGGTTGACCATTTTCAGTGTGTAAATCTTCTCTTAAATAATAAAGATTGCCAGACTCGAAATCCCCAACGACATGTAATCCGTCAATAAACGCATAAGCATTTCCCCTAAACCTTCCTTGCCTTACAGCATTTCCAGTAGGGGTTGGCGTTACTAATGTTGACGACCAGTTGTTCCACATTCCTGTATTTAAGTTATATGCCCACGTGACATCTTCAGACGGGAATGTAATTACATAAAAAAACTGTGCACGATACTGAAATGAGAATGCCCACGCATCATCTATCGTGTCATAACTTTGTATAATACCCGTTATAGCTGGAGTAGAAATAACACTAGCTGTATATCCCTCTGCCTTTACAATTAAACTATCGCCATATTTGTTTAATGCTAACCAAATAACAGCATTGTCTTGTGTTTTAACTACTGAATGAGCAGCCGCGCAACCATATTCAATTGTTAACCCTTGTCTAGGTCTAAATGTAGTATCAGTTTCTCCGGTATCATAAAATAAATCGGTAGTGGCTCTATTAAATATCCACAATTCTTGATGCACTACAATCATGGTAACAATATCTTGCGCATCTTCACCGCTTGTGTTGTAGTTTAATGCGCTAATCTTTTCAAAATGGTACGGGTCAGTCCAAAAAAACTGGAACGTACCGCGTACTGGGTATAAACCATATCCGTCAAGATATACCAATATCTCAGGAGGAATAAATGCCTCTGAATCACCGGTATTTGGAATTACAGTAAATGTATTTGTGAGTTCACTAGAAATGGGCGAGACACGATACTGATAAATATATCCGTAAGTACCGTCGGTTATCATTATTTGGTAACCATTATCAATCATCATTACGCGACCAATACTTGTGTTTAGCGTCCCAAGCTCATCTCGCGCTCCTGTTCTGCTAATCCTATAAAATTTATTATCTATAACGCCATATAAACTATTATTCTTTTCATATAAACCTCTAACCGATTTCTGATCTCCTATCTGAGCAGAAAAAATATCTAACCCAGGGAAAGGGTATAGAGCTACAGGGAATTTACCGTTTTTATCTACAATCGGGAACCAGTTTACGAGCGTCTGCGCATCCAGGTTAAGGGAAAACTCTTGGTACGCATCCCCTACTATTGGAAGTATTTGGCTTTTTACACTTGTGTCTTCGGTTCTTTTTTGCATGATTACCTAAACATGTTTTGATCTGCCGCTGGTTGTAAATATATCGACCCCCATTCATCGTCAAAACTTTCCATTTTCTTTAATAATTCGTCTGCAATAGGTTTTAATATAGTTAACTTATCAATTTTCCCGTATCTAGGGGCAAGCCTTACAGCCAATTGATAGACTATTGCCTCTGACCACTCATTTGGAAAGTCCTGCTTATCTAATGTATTTTCAAATATTTCTATTTGTCTATCATAAGTAAAAACCACCCTATGTTCAGCATCAGTACTTGCTGTGGGCCATATATAAAAATATGTGAATATACT